GTATCTTCGTTTATGATGCCGCTGTCTACCAATGGTTTGATAGCATCTAATAACATCAGGTTTCTCCTATTTTAACTTAAGGTCTTTGATTAGGCGTGTTATGCCTTCTTTCAGGTACTTCTGTACTTTTTGATCTTGTGTGGCATCACGAGCCACATCTAACACTCGGTGTCCATGACGCATATTCATCAAGCCCTCATAGATTGCTTTAGGATATGCATGCGGAGCCGAAGGTTGTGCTACAATGTCAACGGTAATAATATCAAAACCACTAACATGACCGTTGTCAGCAACTTCGCCGCTTCCACGACTGCTTACACCCAACTTGACACCTGAGGTTATCATTGCTTTCACAAGTTCACCCATTGGTGTTGGTAGGATTTTTAGCTTGCCGTGACCGCAAGGACCGTCCATCCACATACTTGTAATCATATGCGACACACGATCCAAATTAATCTTTAGGTCATCGGGGTGATCAACTTCACCAAGAACGCTTTTGCCTTCTCTAATTGTTTCGTTAATCTGTTCTACGGCCTTTTTAATTTCGGAAATAGGATACACACGCTTGTTTTCATTCATCAAACCACCTTCGATGAATATCCCTTCCATGTAAAGATTTTTCTTGCCATCTGGCCCAGACGCAGAGTCCTCTTCAAGGACTTTGATCTGCGCCCGGTCAAATGTAAGATGCTCTCTTAGGTACAAAGCCATATTATTGCCCTAATTAATTGCCACCGCGTTCAATACTTGTCTTGTTCACAGGTACTGATCCGTCTGTGGTTTGCCCTTCACCTGCTTTTGCTTTTGCCTTGTGACTAAATGTCTTTCCGGCATTAGCGCCTGGTTTGTTTTCCCAGTTACTTGCATCTTTTACATCTTTCACAGTGCCTTTCTTAGGAGCACTTGTGCCGTCTGGTGCGCTTTCGCTTGCACCTTGAGCCAAGTTCTTAGCTGTGCCACCCATGTCGTTCTTGCCGGCCACTGTGCTTTGGGTGTTAACACTTGCGTGATCACCGCCTGCGCTGGTACCAGCTGGCTGACCTTCGGTGTTGCTTGGTGAGCTGATTTTTTCTACATATTCACGCATTAGATCTACTGCGGTTTTTTGTAGTGGACGACGCTGTCTTGATTCGTAAACGGATTCTTCCATTTCTTCTTTTTCGTCGTCTTTTTCGTCGTCTTCTTCTTTTTCAGCTTCCATCATTGCGAAGTTGTCTTCATCTTCTTCGTCTTCTTCACTGTCCATGTCGCCCATGTCCATGGCATCCATGTCCATATCATCCATGTCGCCTTCTTCGTCGCCCATTAGCTGTTCAAATTCAGCCTTTAGAGCTTCTAGCTCGCTCTCTAGATCCATAACTTTTTGCTCTAGATCGCCTTCATCGTCGCCCATGTTGTCCATTGAATCGTCGTCGCCCATGTCGCCCATGTCCATGTCGTCATCGCCTTCGCCAATACCGTCAGTTTCGTCCATGGTGATTTCGTCAATCAGGCCTGCAGTTTCATCACCACCACCAACATGACCTTGCATGCCTTCCTCGGCATACTCTTCGTCCATCAGGCTTTCGTAAATATCACGTGATTTTTCAACCACGATTTGGTGAAACAACGCACGAGCTTTGTCCTCTTCGTCGTTGATAATGTGTTCAATTAGCTGTTCATATTTGTTCATTAGGAACTCCTTATAATAATATGGCTGTATTTTATTTACTAAAATACCTAGATAATGGGGTTAAATGGTGTTTTTTTGAAGGATTTAGACGGACTATACTGGTCCGGGCATGGCTGCAGGCGGTTTGTACTGTTTGGCCACTTTTTCCAACTTGTTTTCGTGCTCAACTTTGCGCACATCGTTGGCCATTCTCAAGCGACTAAGGTCGGCTAGAGTAAGTCTAGTTTTGCGTAGATCACTCAGTTTAAGAGGCGTATTGTCCTGACTAGGACTCTCGTATCCTGGCTTGGCTGGTGCAAATAATTCGGTTACAATCATACTCGTATTTAACCAAACCTGTTAAATTGTGGCGCCAGCCGGTGCTGCTTGTGTAGGTGCGCCCACTGGACCTGCGCCTTGTGGAGCAGCAGCTCCTGGTGCTCCTGCTTCACCCTCGGGCGGTGCTTCTGTGGGTGGTGCAACATTTTCTAGATCGCTGGCTATACCACCTGGGCTGATTCCTACACTTCTCAAGTTAGGATCTTCTGCCGGAGCTATGTCCACATCACCCTGTTCTTCGGCCCACATGGTTTCGTTTTCGCTCATTTCCTGTTCGCTCATGCCCAAGTAACGCTTCATCAAGAATCGTTTGCTAAAGTAAGGATAAGCTTCTAGCTGTGTAAATGTACCAATTCTGGCTGCATCAACATCAGCCTGTCTATATTGAGCAAAGTTCTGCGGAGGTTCAAATATTAATTCAAACAGTTGGCTGTCAATGTTTATACCGCGCCAACGCATAAACAGCTTGAATTCCTGGTCCAGTGTCTCAATGAGAGCATTTTGCAATCGTTGGCAGTATTGATTGAAGCGCCATTCTTGTATGAGTGCTGTGCCCACTCTACCGTCGTTGTATGATTGTGTGCTGTCTTCTACTGCTACTGGCAAGTAACTGCTAGGAATACGCAGGCCGCGGAACAGTTTGTTAGTAAAGTATCTTAAGTCTGTGATTTCACCTAGATTACTGGCACCAGCTAGTGTATCTACAGTAGATCCACGATTGTCAGCAGTTACAGGGAAAAAGTAGTCTTCCATTTGTGCTAGCGGATTGTAAGTGGCATCCATCATGTTGGAACCACCGCCAGATTGTGTAGGGATTCTGCGTTGACTGATTTCGTTTTTGATTCGTTCCACATAAGCCATGGCCATGTGACTGGGCATGTTACCTACATCAATTTTGAATACTCTGCGTTCGGGAGCTCGTTGCACACGATAGATAATGATAGCATCTTCTAGCAGTTCTTTTTGTTTAAAAACTTTGAACACATTTTCCAACACGCTGGTGCCAAACGGCCAATACACATCCAGCCCTTCGGTCAAGCTAAGATGCACAATGTGTTCTGCATTGATAGCTGCTTCGTTTTGTGCTCGAGTAAATCTACCGCCGCCGCCTAATGGCACATTGGGCTGCACATAACTGCCACTAGGTCCACCCACCTGCGGGTGATTCATATACTGATCGCTGGTAGTTACAGCAGTAACAGTCAAGTTTTCAAAGTTGGGATTGACATCTTTAAGTATGTATTGCTCAGGCTTTTTGCCTTCGCTTTCGTTGACAATGACCTTGACCACTTTGCTCATTTCAACCCAGAACAACTTGAAGTTTTCTGGATCTCTAACAAACACTTGATCACCGTATTTGATAGCATTTCTTACTATCTTGAATATTCTGCTGTTAAATTCATTTAACTTTACCCATTGAGCCAGTTGTTCTTTGATAATTTTTACTTCGTTATCTGTGGGATTTTCTTTATACTTGATGTCAAACGGAGTGTTATTGGCTTCGTTTTTCTGTGTCATGAACTCAGAAAGAATATCTAGTGCTGCATTGATTTCTGAGTCCATGTCCATTTGTTCGTATTGATTGTATCGTTCAATACGATTAGGGTGCCCAATATACACATCCGGAAGATTGCTTTGGTAATTTCTGTAGCCAGGATCTGGCATACGACCGCTGCCAATTGGACTGATGTTGCTGGGAAGATTGCTGCTTTTAAAATACTTACGCCAAGTCATATGTTATCTCAATGAGTAGTATATTTACCGCTATTGTTACGCATTGTCTGCTAATCTTTTCAAGTAACCTTCACTGTCTCCGATGGCCGCTATCATTTCTTCCAATTTGGTAACCTGTTCTTGTAGCACAGCAATTTGTTTGCCGTTGTCAGTTTCTAGTTGTCCTTTAAGATTAGATAACATTTGATTAAATCCGTTTTGTCCACTAAACACTTCTTGAATAGTTTCAACCAATTTAGAAGCTTGTGTGTCATCAGCGGCAGGTTTGGCGTCTGCTTGTAATTGTTGTTGTTGAAAAGCTGCCATTGATTGGGTAAAACTATCTTTCAATTGATTGTTGACATTTTCAAAATTATCCTTTTGTGTCACAGGAGCAGTTACCGTTACTTCTGTTTTTGGTGCCGATGGCGTTGCTATGTTTTCAATCATTGCAGCAAAATTGGCGTTATTTTTCTCTGACATGGATTGCATGCCCGAAACAGCACTAGATGAACTGACTCCTTTGATCAGATTCATCAACTGACTGTCAGTTAAAATTGTTTCTTTGACATCATCCCCGACCAATTTTAATCCTGGAGTTTCCCATAACTTTCCGGTCATCCCCACTGTTCCTAAATCTCTACTTACTCCTGGTAGAGTCTTTGTAAAATCCAACAAATTACCTGACGCACTACTGAGTTTTTTGGTAGCAGAGATCAGATAATCCACTGCCCCAGACATGGCTTCTGCTACTTTACCGCCTGATCCCAGCACAGGCTTGGCAGTGTCACTGGCAATTGCTTTTGCACCTTCTTGAACTAGTTTTAGTGCTTGTTGATTAGCAGCTTGTACAGCCTTAGCCATACCATCTATACCTTGTTTGGCAAAGGTGTTTTGAACGTACTCGTTCATGGCATTGCCCATGGCTTTTATGTAACTGGGCAGTTCATCTCGCATGACTCGAGAAGCAGCAATTGTAGAATCTCTTAGAGGATCAATGCCTTCTTGTGTTAACTTTTTCATTTGCTCAGTTGTTGGACCAAGTTGCTCAATCAAAGAACCTTGCGCTTTTTGTCCTTCTTTGACTTGATTTTGAGCCATAGCAATTACTTCTCCGTATTTTCCTCCGGCTAAGCCTGCTCGACCTATATTATCGCCCATAGCCAAAGCTTCATCTTCTAGTGCTTTGCCATTTGCCTTCATTCTTTCTTCTTGTCTAGCTTGCAATTGTTCTTGACTATAGAGTCCACTTTGCAAATCAGCATAAGCTTGGTCCATAATTTTCTTACGAGTCGGGCTCTGCGCAAATAGAATGTTAAGATTTTGATCAACTACGCTGCCATCAAATGCTACCATTTGCTGCAGGCCTTTTTCCATATCTTTGGGCATCATTTTGACCATGGCTTGGAATTTTTCCATGGCCTGTGGGTCCTGTGACTTTCTCAATTTGGCCTGCACTGCCAGTTGTTCGCTAGCTGCTTGCGCTCTGGCTTGTGCTGACTTTACATCTTCGCCAGTAAATGCAGAAATAGCTTTTAGATTTTTAAGATATTCTGTTCCTTGTTGTGCAATTTGTTCATCACTCATTCCACGCAATCGTCCGGTACGATTCAGCATGTCCATGTAGTCAATCATGCCTTCAGACTGTTCTTGCTGCGAATATCCTGCGTATTCTAATTCTTTTCTATAATTTTTACCTTGTGCAGCCAAGGAAGTAAATGCGTCACCAACCAGTTTTAATTTACGCACGCCACCTGTGACACTACCACCAAAATTGGCCAGTTCTAGTTTGTTTTGACCAACGGTTTTTGCAAGTTCATCCATGTTCAATTGCAAAGAACCTGCTATTGCTCTAGCATCCGAAAATCCACTTTGTAACAATGCTCCGCTCTTTTGTAGAACATCAAAACTCTGACTGGTAATGAGCATTTCTTTTTGAAATGTTTGAAAAGCTTCTTTTTGTACGCCCACAATTCCTTTAGTAAAATCGGCTACCCCTGCTACTGCACCTGCAACCACAGCTCCCAATCTTGCCATTGGGTTGGGTATCATCATGAGAGCTTCCGCTGTCATTTGTGCACCAGAACTGAGTCTTTCTAGTATTCGAATCTGACTGTCTATGGCTGCATTTTGATTGTTAAATGCAGACTGCATTCCACTGGCACCTTCTTGGTAATTTTGAACACTAGTGAATAGTTGTTTTGTTACATAATCAACTGCTTCAGCCAGTCCGCCTTTGGCCAGCCCGGCTGACATTTGACCAACTGAATCTCGCATGATTTGGCTGGCCATTCGTGTTTGTTCGGCCAGCATGTTTTGACCAGCTGTGGATTTTCTAGTTACCTCATCCAGTGTTTCAAAATCACTAATAAGTCTTTGTAGAGCAGCAGCATTGGATTGCACTGTGCCTGTGCCGCGCTGCATTTCTGTGCGCAATCTGGCCATGGATCCACCAACAGCACCAGCATTGCTTCGTAAGGTAGCACCCAGTTGATTGAGTGCTGCGGTAAAATTCTGAATATCTGCTGGATCAATTGCCGACATGGATTTAGCCTATAAATAAAGAGTATATCAATTATTTATAGGAATCAAAAATGGATCAAAAACCCGTAAATCCTTTACGAGCACACTTCAGACAACCTGCAATTTACTTGAAATTGCCTAGCCAGGGTCAATTTTGGTCAGACGGATTGGACTTGCCAGAATCCGGAGAAATACCTGTTTTTCCAATGACTGCTCGCGATGAGATCTTACTAAAGACCCCCGATGCACTGTTAAACGGACAGGGCGTGGTTGATGTTATTGAAAGTTGTTGCCCGCATATCACAGATGCTTGGCACATGCCCACTGTAGATGTCGACAGTGTGCTTATAGCAATCAGAATTGCGTCATATGGCAACACTATGAGCATAGACACCCGGTGCCCACATTGCGAGTCAGAAAACAGTTTTGATGTTGATCTAAACGGATATATTGATAATATCAAGATTCCAAACTACAATCAAAAAATTGATCACGGAAAAATTAGAATCAAAATCAAACCGCAGACCTATGCCAGTATAAATGAAACCAATAAAATTCAATACGAACAGCAAAGAGTATTAGAAAACATCACTGCCGACGGCGTAGAAGATTTGAGTCGTGCAGAAGAATATAAAAAACACCTGTCTCGCTTGGTAGATCTAAATGCAAAACTGTTGGTAGACAATACTGAATATATAGAAATCTTGGACACAGGAACCATTGTAAACGAACCCGAATATATTAAAGAATTTTATTTCAATTGTAATGCAGATGTTTGCAAAGAACTGCAAACCAAAATAACTGAAATTAATAGAGAAGGTGCCATCAAACCGCAATCAGGCACCTGTTCCAATTGCGAAAAAAACTACGATGTAGCACTAACATTTGATTATGCAAGTTTTTTCGCCAGCAGCTCTTAACACTTGACACCGCAGGCATTATAGGTTTAGTTAAGAGCTATGAAAATCAAGTCAAAAAGATTAAAGAAGAAATACTCAGATTCTGCTGGTACATGCGCGGAGGTATTACCTATAACGAAGCCATGATGCTGAGTCTTGATGATCGTAAGATCATCAGTGATATTGTTAAAGACAATTTAGAAACTGCTAAGAAATCAGGAATGCCATTCTTCTAAGACTAACTTCGTTAGTCTATTGATTTCGCTTTCGCTCATCAATGCTTTTTTTAAGTTTCATCTAGATTAATTGGTCACTCTTTGCCCAGGGCGGGCAAAAAATATAACTGCTTCATCTGAGTAGCACAGTCACTGATATTAGAGCATTACAGAGGCGGTTGTCCTGTACCTCGAGCTCCGTCTTTATACAACGGCGGGTTAGTTAACACATATCAGACATGTTAGTAACCGTGCGATATCGCTATCGCGTCTTTTTAGCCTTTATTGTCCTATTCAAACAACTAAATCGCGGCATTTGCGATCTTCATCCTGGCGGGTAGTAGTTGAGTGCTTCTTGCAGCGAGAAGGCTTCCATCCCTGTGTGTGTTTCAACCAGGTCTAGGGCACACGATATTGGCTTGTGCGAGCTTAACTGCTTAGTTTGTTTTTAATGTGGGAGCCATGGACACGGACTTGTATATGCCCGTTGTAATAATCATCTGATTCTAAGACTTGGTGTCGGAATTGTTCTCTTGCTTCGATATATGAACATTCTGCTTTTGATCGACAGTAATATAAGATTTGTCTAGTGAATTTGTCTGCGCCTAGTGCGTGTATGTCTTTTTTGAGTTCGTCGTTTGAGCCATAATATAGTTGCCAATCGCTATCTATTTTGCTTCTGATCTTCTTTTTCTTTTTGTTTCCGTTTTTAAGTTTTACTGTTTTTACTGTAGTTTTTGAAAATTTAGCTAATTTTTTTCCTATGTATTTGCGCCCAGATACAGTATTTGTTATCAAATACACAAATCCTACACAATCTTCAGGAAGTGATTCCACCAGTGTGGACTCGAATAGCCATGACATACAGCATATAATTATGACTTAATCAGCACCAGTAAAAATTATGCTATATCTACATCAGTATTGTAAGTGGTGAAGCCGTTTTCCTTAACTACACTTAATACATTGTTAACACGCCCTGCTAGTTCGTCTTTGTGACTAACTAACCACACTGATCTATTACCTTCTCTACTCATTTTCTTAAGTATAGCCAGACTGTTTTCTACACCTGAACTGTCCATACCAGTATCAATAACTTCGTCAATAAACAATAGATTGATAGGTTGATACAAGCTTTCCCAAACATCTCTGAAAGCCCACGATAAACTCAGTATCAATCTATTACGCTCGCCACGGCTGAGATTATCAAAGTCTAATTCTCTGCCTAATTCTTCAATACTAACTGTTAGGTCATTTTGAAACTTAACAGTATGTGGCAAACCAATTCTATCCAAGTACTGACTTAGTCTTGAATTGAGATAACTTAGATTTTGATCAATAATGCGTTTGCGTATAAAACTGTCTTTGTTGGTTAACAGTTTAAGCAAGAAATCTTGATGCTCTCGAACATTGGTTAATTCGTTGATCATGTCGTAATTAATTTCTTCAAGAGCCTGTGTTTCCATTTCCTTAATCTGTTCTTCATAAGGATCTGTTTCTGCCTGTTTTGTTGCTAACTGTTGTTTTAGATTAGCTACGGTGTTTTTGTGATTGATGGCATCTTCTTTCCGATCATAAAATATAGTGGGAACAGTCCCTGGTTTACCGAGTAGTTCTAAGGCACCAATATGTGCATGTAATTGTTCGTCGTTGGTAAGATATTGTAGTGCGGTTTCTTTAAGGGTGGTTCTTTTTTCTTCTAACACTTGTTCATGTTTGTGATCGTGAATTGCCTGACCGCATGCATAACACTCATGCTTTTCTAGTTTTTCAATTTCTAATTTTAACTTGTCTAACTGTTTTAATAGTTTGACTTGTTCAGTTTCGCAAGCAATTTTCCAACGATTAATTTCTGCGGCTT